GTGCTGTTCAGCACTGCGCCGCCGTTGTTGATGATGCTGGGCACGATACCCTCGGTGAACTTGGCAATGGCGGTCTCGCCGCTGTTGCTGTAGCTCACCAGACCTTCGCCATACTGGCCCAGCCAAATGCGCTGGCACATCGACACCTTCAGTTGGGTGAGGACGTTACGCATATCAACCTCCATGAAGTTGGTCTGCGACTGGTTCTTCCACTTCAGGCGCTCCAAGCGGTTCCAGATCATCTGCTCCGGACCCACCTTCTCGATCAGGTTGGTACGACGCACGGTCTTGGTACGCACGGGGTTGCTGAAGGTTTGGAAGCCATCACCACCGGCGGTCAGGCCGTTGGTCAGGTTCACGCCGGTAGCGGCAACGGGGCCGATGCCGACGCCCACCATCGAACGCATGGTCACGGTGGCGGTGCCGGTGTTCACGTTGCTCACAATCACTTGGTTGGGAACGCCGTTGTCATCCGTGAAGTGCAGCTTCTGACCCACGAACACGTAGTTCAGGGAGTCGGGGGTCACCACCACGGTGTCGGTCACTGTGCTACCGGGAACAGCAGCTTCGCCAGCGATAGCACCAGCGGTAACGATGGGGCTACGGCTCCACACGTTCTCGTGCCAAATGATCTCATCGCCGGGGGCTTCCTCGGTGGTGAAGGCCATCAGGTACTGAAGGTCAAGGAACTGCTGGGGCTGCGCGTCGAAGATGATCGGCGACACGGGCAGCATCAGGTGGGACGTTACGCCACGGCCATAGGCGGCGGCGTAGGGGGAACCGGGCGCGTTGGTATTCGCGAGACCAAACGGCGCGTTGTTCACATTTTGTACATACGACTGAAGAGACATTTTGGTTGTTGGTTTTTAATGGTTAAACGGTCAAATTGGCCTTCATCAGGATTTGGTTGATCATGTCCTGTTCGGTCAATCCCCGGGGTTGATCGCCCGGGTCGCGATAAGCCCCTTTGGGCATCGAGGGCTGGCGAGAGGTTGCCTCCAAGAGTGCCTCCTGCTTACCTCGCTCGTATCCTCTCGTTTCTGCGGCCTTCATTGCTCCATCGAAATGAAGCGCCTTCAGATACAGGGTCGCTGCTTCGGCTGTCGGGGTGACACCATCCTGTTGGACGAACCGCCCAAGAAACCCGCCGCTCTGCACATCATTGACAACATTGTCATCCATGAACAGACGCAACGGGGAGTTCTTTGCGTTTGCAATAGTTTCTACTACACTCTTTTGATAGTTCTCAAAGGCTGCCTTTTCCGCCTCTTGGCGTTTGGCCACCTCGGTAACAATCTCCGTGCGCTTCTTATCGTGAAGCTCGGCGGCGGTATCGCGCAGGATGGCAATACGTGCTTCAATAGCATCCACCACCTCTTCGTCAGCCTCGGGGTCGGTCAGGGCTTCCCACTGCTCGGGCTTGATTTTGCCCGGGAGATAGGTGTCGATAAGCACACGGTCGTCAAGGTCTTTGCTTTCCTTGCTGTCAAGGGCAACCTTGGGCAGGGACTTCAGGTACTCCTGAGCATCTTCTGCCTTGCCTTCCAAGGCCAATTGCATGGCCCGGTACAGCGTGGGAGGAAGAGCGTTGAGTTGCTCCTTCAGGGGAGCCACTTCATCATACTGCTTTTTAAGCAGCTCTGCTTCTGCAATCTTCTTGTCGATTTCAGACTTGAAGGCCACGGGGTCTTCTACGCCGTAGGTCTGCTTGAACAGATTCTTGGCTTCGTCACTCCACTGAATAACAGCAGGTTTCTGTTCGCCAAGCACATCGTTCAGCAGCGCAGAATATGGGTCCGAGGGTTGGGAATCACCACCGGAATTGCCAACGGAAGCAGCAGGCTCAGGTTGCTTGGGAGCCTCTACTGGCGCGGGTTGCGGAGCTTCGGCAACCACCGGAGCGGTTTGGGAATTTTGCTCAACCGCTGGCGCAGCGGCGGGCTTTGCGTATGCTTCTTTACGCTCGGCAAGAGTAGGTCCAAGGATACTCGCGAGAGCATCCCCTGTAAGGCTCTGAGTGTCAGTCGTTTCAGTCATGGTACAAATGTAATTAAAGGTTGCTGTTTTTGTTTTCTTGTTTTATTACATTCCCGGAGCCATGGCAGATGAAAGCTCAGAATCTGGTTTCATCCATTCGCTTTCTGCTTGACGATATGGTTGCGAAGCCTTCTGTTCAAGCTGTGCCATCTTGAGGTCCGAGTTGTTTTCCTGTTTGGACAGCTCAAGCTGCTGTTGGTCAATGGCCTGCTGCTCTGCCGCCATCTGTGCTTCAGCCGCAGCAACTTGTTGCTGTTGCTGTGCCGCAGCCGCTGCTGCCGCCGCTTGCTTGGCAAACTGACGAGCCGCAGCATAGGCATCATCCGGAGTAGAGCGACCAAGCAACTGTGCGGCTGTGGTCGGGTCAAGCATACCCATCTGCATAAGCTGCGGGATAAGTTGCTGGTCGGTGATGGTACGAAGCTGCTGACCATCAGGAGAGAGAGACACCTTGACGCGGAATTGCTCAAGCTGCATATCCTCGGTGGTCACCAAGGCAGCCATGTCCTCCTCTCCAACCATTTGGCTAAGGAGCCAAGGACGCTTGGCGTAGAACTGCTTACCCGCCTGTGCGTCGAACTGGTGGATTTGTTTGTAGAGTTCGGCCACAGCAGCGTAGAAGGGTTGCTGCATTACACCAGCCTGCTGAAGCTGGAGCTGGAGCGTACCCACAAGCTGCCCGCCCTGCGGGGAGCCATAGTTGCTCTCATACACACCCGTTGCGCTTTCTGCAATGGCCTTGAACTGAGGCAGAGAGCCAAGCAGATTGTACATACCCGGGCCGGGGCTTGCGTCCACCTGACCTGAGGCGTTCTGAAGGCCACCAAGCTGAGATGCCGCCACAACGATGGTATCCCCTTCCTTAACCTTCATGTTCAGCTCCTCCTCGTCCATATTGGAGCCATCAATGGCCTCCTTGGCAATGAGAACTGACTTGCCTCCAGCTTTGCGAATCCTCCAAGCGATGTCGGAGGTGATCTGGTTCATCCAACGCTGCGGGTCACGGGCAGCGGTGAGCGGGGCCACAACGTGACCGCCGAGGTAGCGCCATGCCGAGAACTTGATCGGGAACTTGACAGAATATACGTCATCAGGGTCAGCCTCCTGCAAAGGGTACATTCCATAGTCCAGCACAAGGTCACCCACAACACCCACGTTGGGCAGACCGCTGTTCATGGGAGGTGATGCTGGCTTGCCGTCTGCGGCAAAGGGCATATTCTTGGTATAGCCACCGGGCAGGTACTCCCACGGAATCATGGAGCAGTAGCGAACCACTTCGATGGCCCTCTTTTGCTTCTTGGCCCGGAGTTCAGACGCAGTCCACGCCTCGGTGTACTGGTTCTTTGGCGGCTCAACCAAATCCTTGTCGGTGAACTGCGGTTCGCCGGTGTCGGGGTCTACTTCATTGATGGTCACATACTGAACCATCCCATCCTTCTCTACAAAACCCCGCTCTACGTACTTCATGTCCTTCCAGTACATTGTAAAGACACGAGGACGAGACTGAGGCCAGCCAGCATTGAAGTTGTAGCCACCCGGAAGGATACGCGCCCACTTGTCAAGGGCAAGGATTACATCTGCCTTGGGCTGCCAGCGTTCGGCAATCCCCGACACGTTCATCAGAGGACAGGTATATACAAACTGACCATCCGCAAAGTCAGGACGCATGGCCGAGGTATCCCATCCCACTTCACGGGGTTCGCATACCTCCCACTCAAGGTTATTGCCATTGATGAAGCAATGGGCAGCGGCCACGCCTGACAAGGCCATGTAAGCAGCGGTTACACGCTTGGTGTCATCCAGCTTGCTACGCTCGGCAATCATATTCATCAGGGAGTTGGCCCCACGGATGATATGGTCCTGATAGGTCATGTCAAAGATCTTCTCCGTCTCCTGCATCGAAGGAGAGATGCCCTGACCCTCAAATGCAGCAGCCATCATAGGTCCGGAAGCAGCCGCCTCGGACATCAGCATTGCCTTGGCGAACGCCTCTTCGCGACGGGTTTGGGCATAGTATTGAGTAACTGCCTCTGCCTTGGCCGAGATGGAGATATTGTCCACGGCTCCGACCATGCGGGTCAGCATCGGGGACAGGATGGGGAACTTGAACGGAATACGGGAGGTTTGGGCAGGGCCGTCACCAAGGAACATACGCACGTCCTCCTCCTCGCCCCATCGCGAGTCGATGGCGTACTCCATGTTCGCCGTGTAGTTGTTCCGGTAGAACTCGATCCATGCACCAACCTGACGCGACAGGAAGTAGCGGGTCCACAGCGCGTGGTAAGACTCGCCCTTATCCCTTTCGGGGGTGGTCATCGACGGGGGAATCATCGTGGAGATGGGAATCCACGTCCAAAATCCCCTGTTATTTACTGTGGTCGGTGTCATCGGCGAGACTGTCTAAACGATTTTACAGAGCCATCAAGCTCTTCTACTGTAGTATTTTCTGACTCCACAACTCCAAATCCGCCCTTTTCGAGAGCCTTTGAAGTCTCCTCCAATAGCCTCCAAATGGCTGGAGCGCGTTTACTCCAAGATTCCTGCTCTTCGATGTCCATTGTGTCAATGTCCACCGCAAGCATTGCCTTGCAGTTATCACGCACTCTTTGCGTGTAAAGATAATTCTCAACGCGGGCAGCTAGGTTAAAGGACTCCATTCTTTTGAATGCCGACTTGATATTGTCGGGAAACTGAGCCTTGAACTCTTTTAGCTTTGATTCTCGCTGCTGTTCGGTCGGATAGGCCAGCCGAACACACGATTCTAGCTTTTCCGAGTCCTCCATATCGTAGTATGGAGAAGCCGCACAGCGGAACCACCACACAAACAAAAGGTCATGTGTTTTGATGGCTTCGGGTCGGAACTCTGCGTATTCTGCAAGCTCGGGGTATTGGACCCGCAAGTCCTTTGCATTCTTTGGGGCGAAGATGAGATACCTCCGCTCCAGCATCTGTTCAATGATCTGCTCGTTCATGTGTACTTCATTTCTACGCGTTCAGTTGCGTAGTATGGCATCAGATTGGGACCGCGTTTCAGAACGCGCCTTGTCTTGTACTGCTTGGTCTCGGCAGAGACCTTGACTGGCTTCTTGTTGATGCAACGGGAGCATAGCTCTGCATAGGCCACAGCATAAACCAAGTCGTCGTTGTAGACGTTCTTGTTCATCGTACCCCACACTACCGAGCCGTCTGCCTTGGACTCCACCGAGATGTGCCTCACTTGCGTCCAAAAGTCGTAGTACCATATGTTGTGGCCGTGGGTGCGGATGAGGTCGGTTACGTCCCCGTAGAGCGACTCTTTTCGGCTTCCCTTACCTCCCTTTAGGTCAACGCCATAGATGTGCGTACCGCCCTTGTATTTGGGCAGGAGTTCGTTGCGGAGCAATAGCGACTCTCGAAGGTTGAACACGGGAGAGCACTTGAAGTCCACGTATCGGTGGCCTACGTTGATCTCGACGAGTTCCTTGCAAGCCTTCTGTCCTTGGTTCCGATAGTACATCCCCATAAGAACACCTTGCAAGAACAAGTCAGTTGGGAATGCAGTACGGGCATTCAGCGTACAAGCGACGGTGGGTACATACACCTCTTCCCCGTTTTCGATGACGGTACGCGCAGCGCCATCCCATATAGCTGATGAATAGCGCGAGAAACCTCCGTCATTCTGAATGGGGTCAGTTCCTTGGAAGTAACGATAGGCGTAGGAGTTGTCCGGCTCCAAGAACATCTTGACCGGCGCTTCGATGTCATCGAATGCTGACGGAACCCAGCGAGATCCCTTGATAGGGTGCGGGTAGAGGCTCCCTTCCGGAAGTTTGACCGACTCGTCCCACACCGGAACGAACTTACCCGGGACGGGCTGGAAGCCGCGCTTGTGGCACTCATTGATGATCCTGTTCTGTTGCTTGACAATAATTTCCATGGGGACCAGTGTCTTGTGGCTGGTCATAAAAGCATCGTCAGGCTTGCTTGGGTAGTGGGCGCAGAACAGGGAAAGACGCTCGGTGGCCGAAAGTCCCTTGGTCTCCTCTGTTTGGCCACGCAGATACTTTGTCTTCTGCTTGTTGTAGAACTCGCGGGTCATACCCGGTCGGCAGGTCCAGTCCATGAAGACCGGAACCCAGCCCCCTGTGTCCTCACCACCCTCCCAAGCAGCAAGCAGCGACTTAAAGTCGTTCTCAAATGCCCCCTGCCCTGTGTTATTGGAAGACCCAGTGCCCCATGCAAACGCTTGACGGACCAGTTCAAAGCGACCCTTCGCCTTATTGAACTGGTACATCGTGGGGTCAATCTCGCTCTTGATGGTCTGATACGTGGGGATGTTTTGAGCCTCATCAAATAGTGACCACGTTGGTGTGCGACCGTTGACGGTCATGCTGTCCTCTGCCGAAAGCAGACGGAACTCAGAAATGTCCCGACCCTTCTGCGCCTTGGTGTCGCCGGGGTCAAAGTCCATGATGGCGCTCTCCGATGAGAAGCCCTTGCTCACGTCCACCTCTCCGATCATCCAGTGTGGAAGGTGCTGGAAGGTGGACTGGAACTTGTCACGGAACAGGGTCTTACCAGTTCCATCCTTCTTGTGGACCATGAACACCCCGCTGAACGATGAGCGCACAACGCTTTCCAGCGCAGCCATGGCCATCATGGTAGATGTAATAGCCGCCTGACGGCCCTTGACAAGGTCAAAGCTATTTCCACGGTCCACAAGGAAGCACAATAACGCCTGCGGAGCAGATGCTTCGTATGGGCGACGGCCACCAATAAATCCGTCTTCCTTGATGGAGACGTACTTGTTCATCCCGTAGAGCTTGTTGTCGGCCACGCGGGCAAGCTCTCTGCGCTTCCACTCGTATCGCTCTACCGGGTCAATATCCGCCAATGTTCGCTTATCCTCCAGCCATCGCCTTGCCTGCTCTACATACAAGTAGAATGGCTCATAAGCAATGATTGAGTCAAACCTTGGAATGTGGGAGTTGATGAACTTGCGGAACTCTTGGTTTTGGTCTTCCGGGCTGTCGGGACGCCAGTGAGACTTCTCAATGTCAACGTCCTTCCACTTCTCAATCCATGAATTGGGAATCTTGCTGTAATAAGACTCGCCCTCAAGTGGCTCACCGGTACGCTCACCTTCGGTAATGACAGGAACTTCGTATAGCCAAAGGTGACACTCTCCAAAGTTTGGAATGTCGGTTTCTTCGACTTTTTCCGCTCGTTGCTCTTTTTGCTGCGTTGTCAGCTCTTCAGAAAAGCCAGCCGACCTTACCTCCTGCTTGTGCTGCTGGGAGATGGAAACCCCCTCCGAACTAAGTTTCAGCAGTAGTTCAGCGGTGTGTTCTTGTATAGACTTCCTTGTGTCGATAGGTGCAAATTTATGCATAACTTGCTGTCTATCAACCAATAGACACTATCTTTGTTCCAAGATGAACAACATCGACGTGTCTTACGATGGCTTCGCAGAAGCGGAACTCATCGAGTGCGACGGAATAATCCTAATTACCTACACCGAACATGGCTAACTGGAGATATGATGTAGTGCTTGGGCCTGAGTACATTCAACTCTTGTACTCCGGGACAAGTGACATTGCTCAAATAATTCATTACCGCACGGTGATTGATGCGGTGGGCCATGTCAAGTATAAATACATTTACGATACTTACAGCGGAGGTAGTGACTTCACTCCAACCGGACACGATGTTGCGCCGGGAACTCAAGACCTGACAAGCGTTGCCAATGACGCAACCCTGAGTCAGGACAACTGGCCCAATCCAAGCGATGCGGCAACGCTATCAACAAGTCAGCTTCCGTCAAGCATTTTTAAAGACGACCCCGCGGCCTTTCAGCAGCGGTTTGTGCGACTGCGCTACAACGATGGGCGGTTTTTGGACCTGCCAATGGGCAAAATTGCCAATCAAGGAAGCTGGGCAAATAATCAAACTGGGGTTAGTCGATGCCTTACAGATATTCTCAACTGCATTACCCCTTAACGTCAATTTGGACCATAAGCTCCATTAGGACGTTAATAGCCCCTTGAATTTCGGCAACCCTCATGTAATCCATGGGGGTTGTTCGTTCTTCATTGTTTACTACTTCTGTCCACTGGGCATTGAGCTTGTCCAGCTTGGTCAGAATAATGGTTTTGATTGCTTCGTTTTCCATGGCTACAAATATAGTCACACCTGCCAGTGAAAGAAAAATGCGTATAGCCGATACATAACTGCCTGATTCTCAGCTATATTTGCATCATAAACCGAACAGACAATGATCATTCAGTTCCAAACTCCCGGTGGCGAAGTGGTCAACACCAACTTTGTCACCCCCCAGCTTTTGGCAACGGTAGGCCCGTTCTCCAAGCTGATTACCTACCCCACGTATGCCAAGAGTGGCGACTACAGCTACACAGGCCCGTACTATGGCGATGCTCCTAATGGAAATGCTACCCCATTCGGCAACACTGAGCCTGTGGAAGGTCAACTGACCGCCGACTATCTTGACGAGGATGTGCTGACCCCTGTTGGTCCCACTGGCAGCTACCTGTTCCCGCTGGGTCAGGGTGGCTCCTACATTGGCTTCTACAGCCCCACGGGTGTGCTCTACACCAAATTCAAGATGGAAGACGCTGCTGCCGCTGCAACTGGTATCACCACCATTGCTACCGCTCTTGGTGCCGGTGATGCTTACCTGCTGCTGGATGTTGATGGCAGCAACATCACCCCTCCCTAATATCATTCACTTACCATAATGCAGAGGCCCCCGAAAGGGGGCTTCGTGCTTTTAGTAGCTTTGCTGTATGAAACAAGCGTTCCCAGACCTACGCAATGCCGAACCAAGTAGGGCAGAGGTAGACAGAAGCAATGTGGTCATTCAAGACCTTGTAACAGCCCTTGTTGAGATAGACAAGGCCATTACGCGCTTTGAGTCGGAGGCCGACTCTAGGTTCGGTATGCTGGCCAACAGAAGGATAGACGCACTTATTCACGTATGCGAAAACCTCAAGCGCCGTATAAACGACACGCGCAGGATGCTCAACTCTGCCGACGATACGGAGTATTGATGCCCAAGGTGTCGTTCCTGCTCAACACAACTTGGTTCGTGTCGAAGAACTTCACCTGACCATCCTCCAAGCCCACCATGAACACGCTGTTGGCTTGCGGGCCGTAGTCTATCAAACAGATGACTATGCCATCCCCTAGTTCAGTGGAGACCCATAGTATCTGTTTGAACTCGTGTACGGTCAAGGCTCAACAACCAGCTTGGGTGCGGGAGTCTCTTCGACCACTTCGGCTTCAGCAGGACCAGCATTGGCTTCTGCTTCGTCCACCATCTTGTTGATGGCTTCCACCACCTCTGAGAATACTTCAGGGTGGTTCATGGCCATGTGGGCAATGACGTTCTTCACCATCTGCTCGCTGTAGTGGCCGGACATCTTCACCCCGCCTTCCACATCTCCGCTGTACATCATGAACAGCTCAAGGGTGTGCTTCTTGCAGTGCTTGTGAACTTGGTCTGCGAGGAGAGAGAGCTTGCTTCGGTTTTGCTTGTCGGTAGGCATCTTCAGTCTTTTTTCTTGTTCTTGTATCGTTCCAGCATTCGACGGCCCTTTGCGACCGCAGATGCCTTGTCACCATAGTGACCCCACGCCTCCAAAGATAGCTTCAAACGGGTCTTCTCGCCATCCTTCATCAAAGGACCAGCAGCACTACCCATGCGGACCAAGAACGAACCCTTGCGACGCATCTGCTCTGGAGACGATGGAGCGCCTTTGACAGGGGCTTTGAGATTGCTCCCTGTTTCTTTGTTATACTTGGCTCGACCAGCGGCGGAAAGACCGCCCTTTGGGCTTTTGTGTTCTTTTCGAAGGTTTACCTGCTTGGACATCTTTTAGTGAATTTTACACCACTTTTCGTGCGATGATTGTAGCGCCACCCATGACGCTGATGTTGTTGGCAGAGCCACCACGGATGGCACGCGGCTGAATAGTGGCAGGGCTTGCGCCTGTTACCACAAGTCCCGTCATGTTCACCGGACGGTTGGTGTTGATAGTGTCCACCGTTGCGATAACGGCACCGCCGTCATCGGTGTTAATCACTCCATCTGCGGCAGTTGTTGCCGCCGAGAAAGCCCGGCGATCGAACGTCCGATGGGTAGGCGTTCCGCTCACGGTCATGGACAGGTTGGCGCCGGTGGCCGTGTTGCTACTTTGCAGCATGGCGATGATCTCCACGATGTAGGTGGAGTTCGCGTCGAGCGTCAACGACCAGCCCGTCACGTTCACATAGGTGCCGCTGTTCGTGGTGAATGTGGTTCCAAGCACCGCAAATTGCGACCGGATGTAGCGGGCGTCGGCATCCGACCGTGCGGGGATGCTCGCGTCCGTACCTACTCCGATGGCCCGCTTGGTGAACGTATCCGCTCCCGTCTGCTCGACAAGGCCCGCCGTAGCGTCAAGGCCCGCCAATGCCGTGAGGGTTGCGTCTGCACTTTGGAAGGCCGTGGATGCCTGCGTTGCAGCCGTGCCAAGGCCAAGGGCTGTTCGCGCGTTGGCTGGGGTTAAGTTCTCCCAAACGCTGCTCACTGCGTTCCAGTACAAACCACAGGTGTTGGTGGCTGGGGTGGTGATACGCACATCGTGGAGTTCGTCCAGCTCAAATCCGTTGAGTGGGTCAACGTAAATAATCCCAGCGCCTCCCGCCTTCTTGATGCAGTAGCCGATACGCACCATGTGGTCGGGGGCTTGAGGCTTGACGTTGGTCAATCCTCCCGGGATGGTGGGGGATAGGTACAGCACATCTCCTTCGTTGAAGGCATTTGTGTTGATGTT